TTCACTATTTCGCCGAGAGCTTCGCTATCGACGCTCGCGCCTGGCGCAGCAGGTGAAGCCGCTCCTGTCCCATTCCATCCTCCTGCAAGCGACGAAACAGCATGAAATCGGAATAGGTGAAGGCGTCTAACAACGCCGCCGCCTGCTCGGCCATATGGGTTGCGGCTGCGTCTTTGGCCTGGGACGCGACACGCGACGCCTCGACCAGGCGGTGAGCTTCCAGCGCACGGGGCGCTGGAAACTGCAGGATGGTCGCGCTCATGCCCGCGCTCCTTGGCCCCAAAGGGCATAGAGTCCGGCATCGCCGGAAGCGCGAATGCTGTTCGGGTCCAACTCGAGGCCGCCTTGCTCGGCGAACAGGTATTTCTGCAGCAGCTTGCGGTCGTCGACCGGAAGCTCAAGGGCAGCGGCAAGCACTTCGGACAGGCTGTTAATCTGGGTTGCCATGGTCGTTCCTCTGTTGAACGGTTGTGGAAGTCGCCCGGTCGTGTTGCTGCACGCCGGGCGGCGATTACGCCTTGCGGCGAATGGGTGTGACGTTTGTTGCTGCGCTGGGCATGTCGAGCAGCGCGACTGCCGCGGCTTTGTTTTCTGGCGCGAGGTGCGCATACCGCAGCGTCATCTTGATGTCGGCATGGCCCAGCAATTCGCGCACGGTGTTGAGCGGAACGCCGCGCTGCACAAGTTTTGATGCAAAGGTGTGGCGCAAGTCGTGAAAGCGGAAAGCAGCGATTTTTGACGCCTTGAGCACGCCTGCCCAAGCCTTCTTTACGTCGACCAGGCCGAATACGCGAACCGCATCCGGGTTCTGCGCGCGCCACTGCGTGAGCGCCGCGGTCGCGGTCGCGTTGAGCGGGATGTGCCGGGTCTTTCCGCTTTTGGCGGTGCCGCCGCGGATCGTTAGCTGTGGTGTCCCACCAAGGCGCACGTCGGCCCACCGCAGCTTGAGCAGTTCACCGCGTCGGCATCCCGTGTGCAGCGCCACGAGCACCAACGGCGTTATGTGGTCCGGATAGGTATCGGCCGCGATCTGTGCGAGCGCCGCATCTCGGCTCCGCTTGCCGGCGATGGTGCGAGCGCGCGCCTCGCGCATGCCCTGGTCGCGCGCTTCGAGCGCGGCCACGAGCGCGGCCTCCTCGTCGACGCTGAGGTAGCGCGTGACGCCCTCTTTGGCTTTGCCGACCTTGAGGCCAACCGCGGGGTTTTTCTCGAGAATGCCCCAGTCGATTGCCAAATTGAGTGCGGCCCTGATCACGTTACGGTCGCGAGCCATCGTCGCCGGTTCAACGTCACGGCCATCGAGCTCCGCTTGTATCGCTTTCGTCGTGATGTCCGCGAGCGGCTTCTTCACGAGCTTGGGGAGCACGCGCAGGATGCGGCCTGCGTCGGCATCCCCGTGATCGAGGTGGCGCTTCGCATGCAGCCGATAATGCTTTTCGACAAACTGCTCGAGCGTGAGGGATTCACTGGCCGGCTTCGCGCGCGCGATGTCGGGGATCCGGTCGGGTGCCGTGCTGGCGCTCGCCTGCGCGATTTTCGTCTGCTGCCGCGCTCCTTCGAGGGTGAGTCCTGGAAATTTTCCAAGGGACTTCGCACCTTTCCTCGACCACTGAACGTAGAAACTGAGCGCGCCGGAAGGCATGACGCGAAGAAACAGGCCAGGCGTCTTCGAATCCCACACCCGGCGCGCAGCTACGGGTCGGTCCTTGGTGTGCGATTCGAGGTGCAGTCGAAGCGCTTCGAGCGCGCGAGGATCAAGCTCGACGCTTTGCTTGCCATCGGCCCTGATGGCGCGCAGCAGTGTGTCGGCGGTGCTCTTCTTGCCCATGCCTGCGAATCCCGTGACGGCGCTGTGACGGCAATATACACCTTTTCAGCGGGGAGTGACGGGTTTATGCGGTATGTAAATCAATCACTTAGAGGTAAGGCATTGAGCGAAAAAGGGGATTTTTTGCCTTCACACGGCGAGGGTCGCAGGTTCGAACCCTGCACCGCCCACCAAAAAAGCCTAGTAAATCAGGCACTTCGAAGACCCCGGCCACGTGCCGGGGTTTTTCGTTTTGGACGTGACGGCATGGTGACGGCATGGGGCGCTGTCATGTGAGGCTGTCCGGTTCTGCGCTCGCGGAGTGCGTGCACAATGGCCCGCATGATTACTGCCTGCGCCTACCTGGTGAACGGTGAGATGCTCGACGCAGGCGTGGTGTCCGAGACAAAGCTCGCTCAGTTGCAAGCGGAAGGCTACGTAGGTCGCGAGTTAGTCGACGCCTTGATCTCGGACGATTGGGGAGCGCCGCCTCGCTTCGTGAAATTGAGCGGCTCCGATTCGGCCGGACGACACGTCGACCTCACGATTCACTGCGACTAAACCCCCGCCCGCTCGAAGACCTTCGGAGCCTTCGCCCGCATCTCGTCCAGGGTGAGCGGCTGGAAATTCTTGCCCAGCTGCAGGCGCGCAAACTCGTCGGCCGACACCCCGCCACGCAGGAACAGTTCGGCGCGGACGGTCCCGAGCGCCTCCTCGACGAATGAGGCCGGCTGGGTTTTCAGCCACTCGAAATAGGTGAGCGAGGCCGAGACCGGCCCGTTCACGCTGGCGCGCTCGCTGTCGGGCATCTCGTCGATGTTGATCCCGAGCGCGCGCCAGGTCTTCATGACCGGGACCACGGTCGACCGGCAATTCGGGTGAATAGGTGGCATCGGCCCCTCGCCGACCTCGAAGACCTGGCCGTCGAGGGATTGGCAGGTGTCACTCGTGCGCGAGTCCAGGGTCGACACCCAGCGATAGCCCTCGACGATGTCGGCGTTCGCTTTCCACGTCTCGGCGCGCGCCACGTGGGCGACGTGCTGCAGGGCCGTGTGCGCGACGGTACGTGCATGGCGTCGCGTCTCGCCGATAATGCCGTCCGCATAGTTGGCCGCCTTCGTGCCGCGCAGGTCGCGGACGATCTGCTCGGTCGTGCGGCCTTCATAGAACCCGCGGCGGATAACGCCCTCGACGCGCTCGAGCGTGGCCTCGTTGTGCTTGGCGATGAACTTCCCGAGCAGCAGGCCGCCGCCCGCGCCGCGAACGGATAGCGGCGCGGAGAGCACGGCCGCCCGGATGACTGCCGCGCGCGGGACATTCGTGTCGAACCCGTCCAGTGCGGCGGCGAGCGCCTTCGTCTCGGTGTCGGCCACGATGCCGGCCAGGTCGTCGAGCCGGTCGAGCACGCCTTCCCACGCCCTGCCCTGCAGTTCCGCGAGCGCCTCGCGGATCTCCGCGAGCAGTGCCTCGACGCGGTCACGCTGGACGGCGGTCAAGCTGGCGCGGCCGAGCCGGTCGCGTAGGAGCGCGTCGACTTCGCGCAGGAACTCGTCGAGCTTGCGGTTTTCGCCGGCCTTCACGCGCTCCAGGAGCACCTGCAGGCGGATTGCTTGGTCGGTCAGGTCGATCATGTCACCTCCGGTAGAGCCGGGCGCTTGGCTTGAGGTACGGCTCGAGCATCGACCAGACGAATGCAGGGCGCGTTTGTTGAGATGCGCCCATCGGGTGCTTCACCGCGATGGGGCCGACCTTTTCGCGGATGGTCCGAGGTCCCTCGTCCACCATGAGCGGGCCTGCAACCGCCCTGAATGCAAGCTCGCAGCAGGCGCGGACAACCGGGACCGGGACGCCTTCCCATTCCATTCGAGGCCAGTCGAGCGCCTGTTGCCGCGTCGCCCTGCGCCCGACCCAGAGCATCGCGAAGACCGCGCCCATGTAATCCGTCGCGCGGCGCAAATACGCCTCTTTGTTAGCGGGTGCGAGCCCATACCAAACGCCAGCCCACTGGCCGCCCCATGATTCGGAATCGCCGATTCCCGCCCATGCCTCCTTGCCGCGCGCCAGGAAATAGGCGTCCGCGTATTCGACGCTCGCATAGCTCTCGGCGTCCGCAAGTCCGGAGCCATCCTCGACGATGAGCGCCATCTCAGGCCGCCTCGTCGAGGTTTAGCGTCGGCCCCTGCCTCTCGATCTCCTCCGCAACCTGTTGAACCGTCTTTGCCTGGTCAATTACACCCAGGCGCTGCAGGAGTCCCACCGCATCGGATTGCGGCACGATACCGGCCTGCCATGCGGCGACGGTCTCGCGGATTGCGTTCGCGTCGAGGGTGAGATCGTTGAATCGGGTGTCGATTGCAAAGCTCGCGTTTGCATCGTCCAACCATTGCAGCACCCGTGTATAGGCATGGCTCACGTTGTCGCAGGCCAGCGAGAGCACGCTATAGGCGGCCTTCGTCTCAGCCGCGCTTTGCGTTGCGGTTTTCACCGCTTCGCCGGGCGTCATGAGGCGTGCGCCGAGCATCTGCATCATGCGCTCCTTGTCGAGCATCGCCTCCTTTGCGAGCGTGTTCGGTGCGGCCTGCAGGAGCTTGGCGTCGCCACCGATGGGGAGCACGAGCGCGGTGCGCGAGCCGAACACCACGCCCCCGGTCGATTCCTTCCACTCGTCCGTGACGCCGGAGATGGCGAGCATCGGCTGGCCCATGAGGAAGGCGCTTTCCTCGAAGTCGGCCGAATTGCGGAAATGGGCGAGGTTGAGATTCGCCAGGTCCAGCAGTGGCGGCGTGTCGGGCGAGGTGTCGTTACTGGTCGCGCCGATGAACGTGAACGGGATGACGCTGCGATTTGTCTTGATGGTGTCGACCAGCACGAAAGCACCCGTGCTCGTGTGCTTCTGCCAGAGCTTGATGACGTATCGCCCGCCGGTAAGGAGGAGCTCGCGCAGTTGGGGAAGCGAGGCCGCCTCGCCATTTTCATAGACCGTGTGCGACTCGAGCAGCACAACGCGGGTGAGCACCTGGCCCTGCGTCTCCCATGTCAGGATGCTGTCGGCGCTGTAAGCGGAGATGAACGCGCGAATGCCCGCCCGCTCCCAATCGGCGACCGTCACGAGCCGCTTCGCCGTCACCTCGTCGATTGACGAGTAATCGGCCAGCAACCCAGCCCGGCCGGTCTGCAGCACCTCGGAGAGCATGCCCTGCGACTGTCCGATGATGCCGACGCCGGAGCCGTCCGCGTCGTCGAGCAGGATCTTGTGCTTGGTCACCACTTGCGGCCAGTTGGCGAAGGCCACGCCGACCAATCCCTGCAGGGTGCGGCCCGTTGCGTTGAGGTAGACGGCGCGCGCGAGGTAGCGGTCGTATCGCGCGGTAGCGCCGGAAGCGCCGCTCTCGCTTGGGTCGGGGAGGTAGGTCTCGCCTTTCGACTTGACGGCATCCTCGCCGTTGCAGGCGTCCCGCACCTTCATCCAAAGCGGATGAAAGCGGCCGTAGTCGGGATGTTTGTAGTCGGTCGTCATGTGAGAAACCTCAAGTCGATAGTGGTGACAGGGCGCGGCCGGAGGGCTCCAAAGACCGCATAGGCGACGGCGAGCACGAGGTCGTCGTGCTGCCCCTCGCGCGCGTTGAAACTGATGTGACCGGCCGCGCTTTGCCGTGAGCGAAACTCGCGCAATTCGCGAACCAGGAGGTCGGCGTTTGGGATGCGTCGCCCGAAGCGAAGTCGCCCGGTCTGCATCTCGATCTGGACGGCATGCACGAGCTGCGCCTTGCCGACGTTCCAGCCTTCCGTGGTCTGCTTTGCCTCGCCCTGGGATGCGGTAATCGAAATGCTCTGCAGGTCGCGCACGCCCGCCTTCTTGAGCATTTGATGCACGGGCCGCCCGACGCCGGTCGCGTCGATATAGGACTGGACGCCGCGCAGCGCAGGCGCGTGCAAGAGCTCGCGGATCGCCTCGACTTGCGCTGGGTACGGGGTGCCGAGCGGGATGCGGTCGAGATGCACGAGGTCGAGCTTGATCGGCACCGCTGCCGCCGCGGCCTTGATCGCCGGGACTTGCTTGGCGTGCATGCCGACAAGCTGCGGCACCGCCTTGATGCGCTCCACGATGCCAATCGCAGTCGAATCGTTGACCTGGCCAACGTCGATACCGGCGAAAAAGTGAGACTCGAATGCAATGCGGTGCGACCAATCCGTCATGCCGCCACCTGCAGGCGTTCGAACAGCGGCACGATGTCGTCACATAGCGCCGCCTCGATGGTCTCGGTCGGGAAAAATTGCAGGTCGGCGTCGAGCCATTCGAGCAGGAACTCCTGCCGGAACTGATTGGGCGTGAGCAGCGCGCGCTGGCGCGCAATCTCTGCCTCGCTCAGGCGCGGCAACTGGTCAATGGAGACCGTGAGCCGCGTCCAAGCGTCGCCGCCGTGGTGCCACGCCTCATGAAACCAGCCGCGAGCGCCGTTCGGCGTCGACGGACAAATGAGGCGGCCACCCGTGGCCGAAAGCATCGGCGCGATCTTTGCGAGCGTGTCGTCGCCAGTGAAAGCGGCCTCGTCAACGAGGGCGAGCTTCGCCGCGTAGCCGCGGATCGAGTCAACGCTCGAGGGCTTGGCGAGGATGCGGGAGCCGTTGGAAAAGTGCGCCTCTTCGCTCGTGCGCTTCGTGATGGACGGAAGGTCGCCGATCTCGCTCAGACGCTCATGCAGCGCCATGGTCTTCTCGAAGACTTCCTCGGCCTGCTTTTGCTTTTCGCCGGCCAGGATGACCACGTCGCCCGGGTCGAACCATGCTTGATGGCCCACCCGCCCCGCGCATGTCTGCGACTTGCCCGACTGCCGCGGCCAGAGCACGAGCGTCTGCGGATCGCGGTTGTAGAGCAATGCAAGCTGATGCGGGTCGGGTTCGAAGCCCGCGTCGCGCATCATGCGTGCCGGGTCCAAGCGCCACGCTTGCGCCTTAAAGATGCGGGGATTCAAGCGGCATGCTCCAATGCCGGCCGCTGCGCACTCGCAAAAGCCGCGGCGACCGCCTGCCGCGCCTCGGGGAAAGGGCGCAGCGTCGCATCGATCATGTCGAACAGTACGCCCACGTCACCGAGCACGAGATTGTTATTCGTGACCGCATTGCGCCCTGGGTAGAGCGCGGCGATCTTGGCCTTCTCTTTGTAGAGCTCAAGCTGCAGCTTGCGGTATTTGACCGCCTCGGACGGCATGCCCATCCTGTCGAGCTTCTCGGCTTGTTCCTTGCATTCCTCGATGAGCCGCGAGAATCCGATGACGGCATCCTCGCCGCCCTTCCGGGTAAGCGCCTCGATGTCGGCCTCGACCTCTGTCGGGGTCATCCCGCGTAGCCGCGCGATCTGCTGCTGCGTCATGTGCTTCTGGCGATAGGTCGCCAGCGTGCGGCGTGGGATGCCCCAACGGTCGGCCACTTCCTGCACCGTGCGCGCAAGGGCAAGCTCGACTTCGATGCGCTCGCGGTCGGGGTGGTCGTGGATGCGGGACCGAGTCGGCATCGCTCAGCCGCGCGCCGAGCCGGGGATCGGCACGTTATCGAGGGTGATGCGCGCGGCAGCAACTTCGGCCACGATCAAACGACCTCCGAGCTTTCCCGCTGTTTGAGGCTGTCCGCTGAAATGCTCGATCTGACCTGCGGCCGCCTTCTGCAACGCAGCCGCGGTGTTCATCGGCTCAGGGCTATACCCCGGCCACGCAGGTTGCGCGAAGTTTCCGCTCACACGCCTCGTGGCGACTTGACCCTCTCGCCACGTTCCATAGATCGCGACGATGCGCGATTCCTTGCGGGACCAGCCGGCAAACAGGAACGCCTGCTCCGGATGCATGAGGGCAAACTCGACCCGCTCGCGGTACATGTTGCACGCGTCGGCGACAACTTGGTCCGCGTTATCGATCAGCAAATCGTATTCGCCTTGCAGCGGCGCGATGATGTATGTGATCACGTTGATCAAGTCGGTATTGCCGAGCACCACGGCCAAGGCGTTCATGTGCGGGAAGATCCCGACCTTGGTCATGTGGATCTCTGAGCCGTCATGCGCCAGCGCCCCGAGCGTGTCAGTGACGACAATCGCCCGTTCCTGGTCAACCCAGGCGCAACACAGACTCACTCGGCCTCCGATGCGCCGAGCGGCTTCTCGTCTTCGTCGTTGCTGCAGACAACGCCGGGGATGAAGTCACCAATCTGTGCGCCTAGTGGATTGCCTGCCGTCACGATGAAGCCGATGGCCGCGCCGACGAATGTGCCGATACTTCCTTTGCTCATTTTTCTGTCCTTATCGATTGCGCATGATTGCGCGCTGCACGGCCGTACCAGTTCGGGCCGCAATCTGCGACTCGACCTCACGAGAGACGCGGCCCTCGATCGTGTAGCTCACGTTTTGGACAAACTGCGCACCACCATTCACTCGTTGCTCGACGCCGGACGGGCCGCCCAAGCGCCGCACCATGCTGGCGTTCACCACGTATTCGCCGCGATGCACCAGGCCGGCAGGCTCGTTGCGCCCGCCATCGCCGGTATAGCCGCCACGGGCGAAGCCCTTCGCGCCGCCCAGGAGCGCAGAGAACAGGCTGGAAAGAAACCCCCCGCCTGGGGTACCACCGCCGTCGCTTCCGGTCTGCCCGAAAAGTTTCGAGATCAAACTGTTGGCCGACGCGCGGAGCAGCTGTTGCGCGAGGTTGTCGAAAAAGTCCATGGCCGCGTCTTTTGCCGACTTCGCGCCGCTGGCAAAGTCGAGCAGCCCGTCGACGGCACTGCGGCGGAAGTTGTCCATAGCGGCGAACACCCGCGGATTCTCCGCAGCCTTCATCTGCTCGCGGATCGCCTCGGTCGTACCCTCGTATGCCTTGCGCTCGCGCTCCTGCGCTGCCTCGATGGCCGATGCGCCGACGCCAGCCTCTTCGCCGAGCCGCTGGATCTCCTGCATCGCCTGGATATGTTCGAACTCCGCGACCGCCAGCGGGCCGGACATTTCCGCGCGGATCCGCTCGAAGGCGACCAGCGCCTGCGACTTCGCGCGTTCCATGTCCAGACTTGCCGCGGTGAGTGCCCGCTCGTCGTTCGTGAAGTCGAGCACGGCCGCGGCCGCATCGCGCACGCTGCTGGCCAGCTCGCGGTATGCCGCCGCCTTGACCTTCGGGACGCTCACGTCGCCAGTGCTCACGTCCAGCACGGCAGGCTTGGATGCGTTCGGATCGCTCGTCACGTTGGCGAAGATGCCCTGGCCGGCCTTGCGGGTGACGCGGCCTTCCTGCCAGTCGCCCAGGCGGGCAAGTTGCTTTTGGCGCGCGATCAGGGCATCGGCCTCGGCGATCTGCTGCCGAAGCGCGCTCGTGATCTTGTCCGGAATCCCAAGCGCCTTGCCGATCGGATCGACGCCACCGAACAGGCCGCCCGATTCCTGGCGCTTGAGTTGTTCGACCAGCTTCGCCCGGCGCGTGACCAGGTCCTTGAGCGCGGTGTCTTCGTTCGGTCGGGCGAAGCCCTTGCTCGAAAGGAAGTTGCGGTATTGCTGCAGGAAGCTCCCCAGCTGTCCCGCTGCCTGGACGGCAGCGGCGGCCGCCTTGAGCAGGCCGCCAGCCAGTGCGTCGACGCCCTGCTTGAGTTGCGGGTCATTCAGCGAACGGTTCAAGCCCTCGACCGCCTCGCGCGTGCCGCGCAGGCCGCCCGAGTTGCCCTCGAGCAGGTTGTCGAAACTGTTGCGCAGCGCCGCCAGTGCGCCGCCGAGCGTGTCGCGCGCCGCCCGGGCGCTGCCGCCCATCTGGGTTTCAAGCTCGCGCAGGATGACGCGCTGCGCGTCTGCCGTACGGCCGGTCTCGACCAGCTGTTTGATCGTGTCCTTCTGCGCCTCACTGAATTGCACGCCAGCGCGGGACAGGGCCGTAAGTCCCTGCACCGGATCATTGAGCGCCTTGCCCACCTGCAGCGCCGCCGCGTTGAGGTCGGTCCCGAGCGCGGTCGACATGTTGAGCACGGCCTCGGTCGCGGCCTCGAAATTCTCCTTCCCGACCCGCGTGAAGGTGAGCAGCGTCGCCTGCGCGCTGCCGATGCTCTCGTCGTCGAACGTGGTAGCGCGCTGCAACGCGTCGGCCATCTTGTTGAGGTCGCGGACTGCCAGCCCCGCGGCCGCGCCGGTCGACTTGATGCGGGCCGCCAGCTGCGACTGCACCCGCTCGGCCTCGATGCCGTTGCGTACCCACTTGGACAGGCCCACCGCGGCCACCGTTGCGCCGGCCGCCACCGCACCTAGTGCGACTCCCCAGGCCTTGCCCAGGGTGGCGGCCCGGCGCTCCGCTTTGCCGCTTTGCGTCTCAAGGCCGCGCAGGTCTCGCTCGGCCTCCTTGACACCCTGCGACTTCACCACGATGCCCAACGTTGCAATATCCACCACTCACTCCTTGATGCCCGTGCTCTCGCGCAGGTACGTCTGCACGATGGCGTAGCCCGCCCCTGGCACCGCCTGGCATAGCGCGGCGATGCTGTCGGCGTTGAATTCGTCGTCGAGCGCCCATCCCACGAGCACGGCCTCGACCGCCTGCTCGTCGCTCATGCCCTTGAGCGCCTCGAGAAACTGCTGCAACTCGTCTTTGCCGCGGTGCCGGAACGTGAACTCGAGCGCGCGGTCGCGGCCCGGGACCGGCAGCGCGACGAATGCCTTCCACGTCGGCGCGGTGAGGAGGGCGAGCTTCACGCGCCCACCCCATACCGTGCCGACCGCTCCTCTTCCTTCGCGTTCAGCTCGCGGGCGCGCTTGAAGTCGAGGAACTTCTCGGCCTTCTTGCCCAGCATCCCCACGGCATGGAGCGCGACGGCCCGCCCCGCCTTCAATGCGTGCACGCGCTTGGACTCCTGGGGTGCCTTCATGGCGCGCACGGCGGCCTGAGCCTCGGCGTAGGCGCTCGCCCCGTCGACAACGCCGGGCGTAGGGGTGCCGCCCTTGAGGCCGCTCATGTGCGGCGGTGCGGTCGCCACCGCCTGCAAGGTCTGCAGGTCGCCCTCTGCCAACGCGGCGTATACCGCGGCTACCGCACCGCCCGTCCGGAGATGGGCGCGGATGTCGGACTGGATGGCGATGTCGAGGGCGTCCACTTGCCGCGACGCCTTCGCGATCTTGGCCTCCTCCTCGGCGATGCTGGCGTCGACACGTGCGAACTCACGTTCGGCAAGCTCGGCCAGCGTGTTGAGCCTCGGCTCGACTATCCGCACCGCGATCTTGAGCCGGGCATCGGCGTTGAGGCTGGGGTCGTCGTCGTCGCGCACCTGGGCAAACGTCTCGACCATGTCGCGGAAGCCCTTGATCGCCAGCGCGTGCAGCCCCTGCAGCACCTCGAGGTCGCGGTCGCTCTCGAAGCCGGCGAGGTCGACGGGTGCGCCGTGGACGCTCTCGGCATCGATCCATGCGCCAAACGTGTGCTGCATCGCCCGCGGGGCTTCCTGCCCCGTGGCCAGGTCGAACCCGTCGCCGGCAGTGGGGGCGACCTTGAGGAAGTCGGCGTTAGCCATGACTCACCGCCCCGGCCAAAGTGCGGCCGAACTGCGGAAACTCGATGGGGCTAGGCAAAAGTGCCGTCACAGTGTCGTCACGCGTGTCTGATACCTGGTAAAAAATCATATTTATTCCTATTCATGTCAAGGGTTTACGTTTACTTCTGAGTCTGTTTTGAATCGCCTTGAACGGGCAAGGGTCGCCCGTTCTTCGCTCACAGAGCCGGCCACGCGCGCCAGTCGCGGCAGGCGTGAGACGGGGCGAGAGCATCCCGCCGGTCCTCAGCCGCACGCCTTTCTGCGAGGTATGCGCGCATGTGCGAGGTATGCGCGAGCAATGCACAAATCAGCATTAGCGCGCCGCGCTTCTGTGCGCGCGCTATATGCGCTAGGGGTGTGGGGATATAGCGCGCGCGCACCGCTAGCTCCTCACGGCCCAGCGCTGCGATGCATGCCGCCCCGCGGTCCGGTATTCCTCGCGCCGGATTGCGCCCGTGCGCTCCAGCCCGAGCAACGCCATCTCGAGACGGCGCTTGCCGGCTTTCGCCTTCATCCAGCCCGGGGCCTCGGGCAGCATTGAGAGCACGGACCAGGTCGTGCTCGAGCCAGTCGTCGAGGTTGGGACGTTCCGCGCACCGGCCGCGATCCTGAGCACCTCGAGCACGGTCTCTGCATCCGCCGACGCCATGAGCGCCGCAGCCGACTCCCGGGCCGCTTCGACCTGCGCGCGGGCCACCGGCTCGAGGATGCCGTGGGCAGTCCGCTGCAGGGCGATTGGCTCGTGCCTGGGGCCATAGTTGGCCTTCTCGTGCAGCAGCTCGATCCCTGTCTCGTCCGACTCGACCAGTGCCAGGCGCGAGCGCACGCTGTTGTGCCATTGCGTGCTGCCGCTGTAGTTGTTGCCGCGGCCGTTGCCTTTGGCGGCCTGCTTGTCGATATGGGCGAGCAGGAGCACGGCTCCGTCGTTGGCCTTGGCCTCGCTCGCAAGCCGGCGGATGAAACGCCGCACCTGCAGCCGGTTGTTTTCGTTACCGCCGTAGGTGTCCGATGCGTTGTCGACGATGACCAGCCCGGCCCCAGCAACGGCCGCTGAAACCATCCCCATCATGGGCGTGAAGTCGAGTCCCTTTCCGTCCTGGGATTCGAGAGCGAGCTCCGTATCGGCGTCGGATCCATCGAACAGAGCGAGGCTTCCGTCAGCGAGGATCGTTGTCGGGAGCTCATACGCCTGAATGATCCACTTGAGGCGCTTACGCACGACTGCGCCCTCGTCTTCGAAACTGAGGAACACCACGCGAGCCGACTCGGCGGTCAACGGCCCCCAGGGGCGGCCGGCGGCGACGTGCGCGGCGAATGTGAGCGCGAGCAGGGACTTGCCGACGCCGCCATGGCCGCCGAGCAGAGTTACCACGCGACGCGGCAGGAAGTGCGACATGACGTGCGGCCATGGGGCGTCGTCTTCATCCAACACGCCTGCCATGGACACGGCCACAAGCTCACCGACTGCAGCCGGCGGCGGCAGGCCGTCAATGCGCGGCTTGGCCATGCCCGACGCCAGCGCACCCCGGATGGTGCCGCGTGTCTTCGCCGGGTTGTCCCACCCTGCTGTCAGGGCGTCCACGGTCGCGAGCACCCGCTCCCGTGAAAGCCGGCCAGCGCCGACGAATCCGCCGATGCCGTAAGCCTCCCGGTTGAGGATTCGATTTAGGTCGCCCGGCTCGGCGGCAGCGATGGCCAGCGCTGCCGACTCGAGCGCGCGCACGGCGTAACGGTCGCCCTCGGCGATCCCGGGCGGTAGCTCGACCGGCGGGGCGGCCTTCCCTGCCCCCATGGCGGCCAGTGCGCCTAGGCAGGCCGGTTCGCCTTCCAGCATGGCAGCCCATCCGTTTACCGGCGGCAGGTAGAGCGGTTGTTCCGGCCGGTCGCAAGCGTCATCCCATCCGAGCGGCGCGTACCCGGCCGCTGCAATCGCCGCATCGATCCTCGCGCGGAAGGCGCGGCTCGCTGCCATGACCTGGACGCGGTCGCCCGGCATGTCCAACTCGACCAGCACCCGGCAGCGCGGTGCCTGCGGCGTGTGCGAGTGCGTGGTCCATACCAGCCCGCTGTGCGGCTGCAGGATCGCCACAAGCGCTGCAAAGGTCTCGTCGTCGGCGATCTTGTCGATATCGAACCCCAGCCAACGGCGAGGTTCGGCGCAGTCACTGCAGCGATGCGGTGTGCCAATGGCGGCGGACATGGATGCGGTGCTGCGGTGCTTGGCATCATCGGGCGCGGCCCGAAAGGCTGCGGCGATCCATTGCCGCCCTTTCTCCTGGGCGCGGTCGGCGAGCACGGCCGCGCAAAAATCGCGAAAACAAGCGGCCTCCTGTTGCGCCGGGGTATTGTCGCGCTCGCCGTAGCCGCGGCTGTAGCGAATCAGTTGGCTCAAGCGGCCCACCTTCGCCCGCCAGCGCGAAGCACCGGGAGCACGCGGCCTTCATAGGCGCACCAAGCCGCGAATCGGTCCTCGCCCTTGGCATAGGCCGCCTCGCGGATGCGGTGCACGAAAACCCTGCAGAAAGGTGCGAGTTCGTCTTCCCAGTGCGCAACGATAAACGCCTCAAGCAGATAGCTACCGCCGAGATAGGCCACTCTCCCGGTTGCAATGTCGAGCATCGGCTCTTCGTCCATGAAATGGGCGCGGTACTCGGCGCACCCGTCCATGGCGCGCGCATAGTCGCGCGGATCGTCCAGCCGCATGGGGATGCGTTCGGTCGGGAAACGGAGAATGGTCGCGCTCATTTCCTGCGCTCCACCTTCGCCAGATCGGTGAGCGTCTGCAGGAGCATCGGCGTGAGAGCCCGCAGAGTTTCCCGGTAGGCGTGTTGTGCGACGCCTTCGTCTTCGTCAAGCAGGCGGTCGAGCATCGCGTCCGCACGCTCCGGGGTCACGCCGCAATGAATCAGGGTCTCGCGCAGGCTCATGCGTTGCCGCCTTCATCGAGCACGAGGGCGAACCGCTGCAGAACGATGTCGAGTTCCGCGATAACCGAGCGTTGGTCTGGGTGGCCTACGGCGTCGGCCATTACTGCGGCGCGAATAGCCTCGACTTTGCGCCGCTCATTCTCAACATATGCTCGGCCTTGCATCCGCAAATCCGCAGCGATGGCGGCGGCCTGGTATTCAGGCCACTCCGAACACTTGAGGGCGTCTCTGGTCATGCGGCTCGCTCCTGGCGTGCGATGAACTTCTCAAGCGCTTGGCGGGACACCAGCCGGCGGCGGCCGACCTTGAACGTCTTGATCTGGCCGGATGCGATGAGATCCTCAAACGTGGTCGCGCCAACGCCGAGGCGTTCAGCACCATCGTCGACGCTGTAGGCCAGCGCATCCGCCGGCACGTCGCGGCGCTTGTCTGCGGGCCGGCTCACTTCGCACCCCGCTTGCGGCTTTTCACCACCGGAGCATTGACCGGGACGAAGGCGATCCCTTTGATCTTGGTACGAGGGATGTCCGCGCGCTTGTACACGGCACTGCGGTTGCAGCCATGCCGCTCGGTGTAGTCGATTAGTGGCTCAAGGCCACGCGCGGCTCCTAGCGCGCGGAGTTCGGCGCGGCCGATTGAAATAGTTGGAAGCGGCTGGGTCATCGAGAGCAGTTCCTCGTCGAAGGACCTGCGCCGGAAACACAAAGGCCGGCGCAAGCGAACGTAGCTTCCGCTACGGGCTTGATCGCCGGCCCTTCGACCTTAAGCGGCTCCTACTTGACCCGGGCCATGCCCTGTCGTCGCATCCGCTCAGCTTTCGTTTGTAAGGGGTTGGCGATCCGCTCGCCGCCCCCGTGGGGCTACTCGATAGCTATTCCTGCGGAGGGCATCGCCCTGTCCTAGACACTTGCCGCAGTGCCGCCGCTATCGGCTTGCACGGTTCAAGTATTAATGAGTGAATCCCCAAGTCAACCCCGAAACTCCATAACT